TGCATATAGATTCAGTAGTCAATTACGTTGATTGCGCTGCTTGTATAGCGGCTAATTAAAACCAATTTGCAACAGAAATAGCATTATTCAGTTATATACCTAGAAACAAATAATAAAATGAAAGAAATAACATTACTTAACAAAGTACGCGAGCTGCTCGGAATGGAGATAAAGCTAGAACAAAGAAAGCTAGAAGATGGCGTTACAATTATTGAGGCAGATGCTTTTGAGGCAGAGGCAGAGGTTGTAATAATCACAGAAGATGAACAAAGAATACCGTTACCTATTGGCGAGTACAAAATGGAGGATGGAATGATTTTAGTAATTGCTGAGGAAGGTATTATAGCAGAAATCAAAGAAGAGGCAGCAGAAGAGGAAGTTATTGAAGAGGAAGCAGAAAAGGAATACGAAGAAAAAGAGGAAGAAATGGCAACAGAAGAGGCTAAGCCTGTTAAAAAGGTAGTTGAATCTGTAAGCAAAGAAACTTATTTCTCAGAAATCGAAGCCTTGAAAAAAGAAAACGAAGAGCTAAAATCTCAGATTGAAAAACTTTCTAAAGTTGAGGAATCAACTGAGGAAGTAGTTGAGGAAAAAACGGAATTATCAGCAGAGGAATTGGATCCTGCAGTAAAGCCTATTTCTTTTAATCCTGAGAACAAACAAGAAACAGAGCGAATTTTGTACGCTCAGAATAGAACAGAAACTACTCTAGACAGAATTTACAGAAAATTAAATAAATAATTAATAATTAAAACCTAAAAATTATGGCAGATCAGCCAACTTTTGCGCCAAACACCTATGCAGGTAAAGCAGCAGGAAAATACATCTCTGCGGCACTTTTAAGCGCACCAACTATTGAAAACGGTGGAGTTACCGTTTTAGAAAATGTTAAATTCAAAGAAGTTTTACAGACTTTGGATACTAACACATTATTAACTGATGCGACTTGCGACTTTGACGATACTCGTACCGTAACTATGGGCGAATCTGTTTTACAGGTTAAAGATATGCAAGTAAACCTACAACTTTGTCGCTCACAATTCCATAACTCATGGACAGCGGCTGAGATGGGAGCATCTGCATTCGCAGACATTCCTGCATCTTTTGAGGATTACCTACTTGGTTATGTTGCTTCTAAAGTAGCTGCATCTAACGAGACTTTATTATGGTCAGGTGTTGCAGGAGCAAATGCTTACGATGGTATCGTAACAATCTTAAATGCAGCAGGCCTTCCTGCAGCTCAGGACATCGCTAAGGTTGTTGCAGGTATAGACGCGGCAAACGTCATCGATGAGATGGGCAAGGTAGTCGATGCTATTCCTACAACTGTTTACGGTGCTGAGGATTTAAAAATATACGTTGCTTCTAACGTTGCAAGAGCTTACGTAAGAGCGCTTGGTGGATTTGCAGCAGCAGGTCTTGGAGCTAATGGTACAGACAACAAAGGAACGCAATGGTACACTAACGGAGCATTATCTTTCGATGGTATTCCTGTATTCGTTGCTAACGGATTGGCAGACGATAACATGGTAGCAGCTCAAACTAGCAACCTTTACTTTGGAACATCTCTACTTTCAGACCATCAAGAAGCGGCTGTAATTCCTGTTCATTTATACGACGGAAGTGACAACGTGAGAATTGTCATGAGAATGTCTTGTGGCGCTCAAGTGGGTATTGCTAACGATTGTGTAGTTTATTCTTAATAATTAATCAGAATTAGAAAAAGGTGGGTAAGATTGCCTGCCTTTTTTTATTCATAAAAACTAAATAAAATGGCGTGTGACATCACAGCAGGTCGAATTGAACAGTGCAAGGACTCCGTTTCAGGATTAAAAGCCATGTATCTAATCAATTACGAAGACCTAAACTCAGATTCTCCAACGTACGTAACTTACGGAACAGGAGATAACGTTGACGAAATTACAGATTGGATTCCTGTCGACGATACAACTCAATTAACTCTTTACAAATTCGAATTGAAGAGTACAGCCAATTCGTTCACGACAGCTATCAACTCTAGTCGTGACAATGGGACAACATTCTTTGAACAAACTTTAGTGGCAGCATTAAAGAGACAAGACGTTGTAACTCACAAGAATGTGAAACTTTTGGCGTATGGTCGTCCAAGAATCATTGTGAGGACTATGACAGACCAATTCTTTTTAATGGGCTTAGACCAAGGCGCAGATGTCTCTGCAGGTGAAATTTCTAGTGGGGCTGCACTTGGTGACTTTAACGGTTACTCGCTGACGTTTACAGCTCAAGAGGAACTACCTGCGAACTTCTTATTAGCTTCATCTGAGGCGGCTCTAAAAACATTGTTTAATAATAGCGCAGGAGATGCTATTATCAATGACGGAACAGTATAAGTTTCCTTACCTTTCATAATGTGTAATTAAGCGCCTAGAGATAGGCGCTTTTTTTGTGTTTAGGATCCAATAAGAAACAAATAATATCAAAATCAGTTATATATACAGCATGATAATACTACAGCCTATATTGACAGAGCAGAGTTTTAGCTTTATACCTAGAAGCCAAACCTATGACGGTTTATTTATCAGAGGCGAATCTACTAATGTAGAAACTGAGATAACAATTACAAGCAGCGTAAATGGAGATTATTACGATACCATAAATGCAACGTTTGTAAATGGAACCTTTAGCCTTATTAAAGATACATTTTATACCCTGGAGCTAAGGAATGGCGCAACGGTAGTGCATAAAGACAGAATCTTTGTAACTGACCAAACGCCTGTAGTTAATTATTCCGTAAATGATGGCGAGTACATCTCTAACGTCAGCACAAATGAATTTATAATGTATGAGTAACAACGTTCACATATTAGAGCTATCAGGTTATGAGGCTCCTGTAATCAAAGAATCAAAACGAGAAAATTGGGTTGAGTACGGAGATGACAACAATTATTATGGGTATCTCATCGACAGATACACGAATAGCACAACAAATAACGCTATTATAAACAACGTTATCCGCTTAGTATATGGCAGAGGCTTATCAGCTACAGATGCAAGCAGAAAGCCTAATGAGTACGCTCACATGATGGCGTTATTAAGTAAAGAATGCGTAAGGCATCTATGCACAGATATTAAACTACTAGGCCAATGCGCAATGCAAGTAATCTATACAAAGGATAGAAAAAAGATTGCCCAGGTGCATCATATTCCTGTTCAATTATTGCGAGCTGAAAAGTGCAACGAAGACGGAAAAGTCGAAGGTTACTATTATTCAGACGATTGGACAGATATAAAGAAATACGAACCTAAAAGAATTAGCGCTTTTGGATGCTCTCAGGATCCTCAAGAAATATTTTTTGTAAAGCCTTACAGCGTTGGAATGAAATACTACGCCTTAGTAGATTATACAGGAGGCATACCTTACACCGTTCTAGAAGAGGATATTAGTGAATACTTAATAAACGAATGCGAGAGAGGTTTCTCAGGTCGTAGCGTGGTCAATTTCAACAATGGAGTACCTGCAGAAGAGCAGCAGCTTATGATTAAAAATAAGGTGCTTTCGCAACTTACAGGAACAACAGGAGACAAGGTCATAGTTAGCTTCAATAACAACCAAGAGAGCAAAACGACAGTCGATGCGATGCCTGTCAATGATGCGCCTGATTTGTATTCTACGCTTAGCGAGGAATGCTTGAGAAAAATAATGCTTTCTCACAATGTCACTAGCCCATTATTATTTGGAATAGCAAGCAGCAACGGATTCTCTTCGAATGCCGATGAATTAAAAGACTCTTTTGCGCTTTTTTCAAACATGATAATTGCACCAATGCAGGAATTGTTGCTAGATGCTTTTGAGCAGATTCTAGCGTATAACGGAATCAGTTTAAACCTATTCTTTAGAACGTTAAAGCCTTTGGAGTTTGTTGATTTAGAGAATGCAATGACTGAGGAGCAAGTACAAGAGGAAACAGGCTTAGAGCTAAACAAAGATTTCTCAGATAAGGAAGGCGAGCAAATACTTGACCATCTAGAAGGAGAAGAGATTGACAAAAATTGGGAGCTTGTAGATGAGCGAGCTTTCAAAAATGAAAACGGAGATTTAGACGAATGGATTGAGGAAATAGATAACAAAAAAAGCAAGCTTAGAAAGTTAGCAGATGTTATTAAGTCATTTCCTAGCAGAAGCAGCCAACTAGACAAATCAATTTATAAAGTACGATACGTTTACACTAAAGGTTTAGGCGGCTCAGGGCAATCTAGAGATTTCTGCAGACAAATGATGGCAAGAACTAACAGAGGCGTTGTTTATAGATTAGAGGATATTGATAAGGCATCTAGAGCAGGAATAAATAAAAAGCTAGGGCATAAAGGGCAGCCTTACGATTTGTTTAAATTTAAGGGCGGTGTTAACTGCGGACATTATTGGTCTGAGCAGCTCTACAGGCTTAAAAAGAAAAAGGATGGCTCATACTATGAGGATAAAGCTTTGAGCAGCTCTGAGGAAGTTGAAAGCATACCTAAAAGCTACAAGCCTACGCCTAGAGGCAGGCAAAGAGCAGCAGAAACAGAATGGAGTAGAGCAGATAAAGGGCGTTATAAATAATTTAAAAACATGGCAAAAGCACTACTTATTTCACGTGCCGACTTAGTTAAATTTACATCGGCAAATGGCAACATCGATACTGATAAATTCATTCAGTATATATCGCAGGCGCAGGACATTCATATACAAAATATGACAGGAACGGATTTGCTTGAAAAGATACAAGCGGATATTATTGCAGGAACGCTTGCAGATCCTTATTTAAGCCTTTTAAAAGATTATATTAAGCCTTGTTTAATCCATTACGCAATGGTCATGTACCTGCCTTACGGAGCTTATACCATCGGCAACAAAGGAATCTATAAACATGGCAGCGAAAACAGCGAAACAGCAAGCAAAGAAGAGGTTGATTTTTTAAGAGAGCAAGAAAGGCAAACAGCAGAATATTACAAACAGAGGTTTATTGACTATATATGCGATAACAGTACGTTATTTCCTGAGTATTCAAGCAACACAGGATCCGACGTAAATCCAAGTACAGACAATGGCTTTGCAGGTTGGGTTTTATGAAAAGAAAATATACAGCAAAGGAAAAAAACGTAAAGCGTTTAGAAACATTTTTAAATAAATATTATGGCAGAAATACGGATAAGCCAACTAACAGCAAAGGCAAGTAATCTAGAAGGAACAGACGAGTTTGCAATCGCTGAAGACGACGGCGCAGGTGGTTATGTTTCTAAAAAGATAACAGGCGCAGAATTAAAAAACAGTAGCTTAATATTTACAACTAATAGCACTTACAACTTTAGTTTAGTAGATGCGAATAAGACCGTGTTTTTGGCAGATGCTACA